AATGGGTAAAGGTGGCAAAACAAAAAGTAGAGTCAATGAGGCAGGTAACTACACAAAACCATCATTGCGCAAACGGTTGTTTGAGAAAATTAAAGCTGGCGGGAAAGGCGGAAAGCCTGGGCAATGGTCAGCCAGAAAGGCTCAAATGCTTGCAAAGCAGTATAAAGAAGCTGGGGGTGGATATAAAAACTGATGGGACTGAAGAAGTCGCAGAAAAGCCTTAAAGCTTGGACCAAACAAAAGTGGCGTACTAAAAGTGGAAAACCGTCTACCCAAGGTCCTAATGCTACTGGTGAACGGTATTTACCTTCTTCGGCTATTAAGTCTCTTAGCGATAGTGAGTATGCAGCTACCACAAGAGCAAAACGACAAGGCACTAAGGCAGGTAAGCAGTATGTGGCTCAACCTAAAAAAGTTGCAAAGAAAACAAAACGACACAGAAGTGTAGTGACATAGGATAGCGTCATGGCAGTAGTAACTCCAGATTTACCAGAGCTTTTTGAGGAGGCATATGAACGGGCTGGCCTCACCATGCGTACTGGCTATGACCTTAAAACGGCCCGTAGAAGTCTTAACCTTTTAACATTGGAGTGGCAAAACCGTGGGCTTAATCTCTTCACTATTGAATCGGGTACGATTGCTGTTACGGCAGGTACGGCAACGTATACCCTTCCTTCGGACACAATCGACATCATCGAACACCAAATCCGAACAGGAACAGGAACCAACCAAGTCGATACCTCGCTCGAAAGAATCAGTGTTGCAACCTACGCCCAGCAAACCAACAAAAACACGCAAGGTAGGCCGACCCAAATCTACGTCCAAAGGCTCCCAACGGAAACAAAAGTAACGCTGTGGCCTGTGCCTGACAGTACGACAACGTACACAATATTTTACTATAGGCTTAAAGGTATAGATGGTCTTTCCTCTGGTGTGGGCGATACTGTTACGTCTGTGCCGCCACGTTTCGTGCCGTGTCTTGTTGCGGGTATGGCTTACTACCTCTCAATGAAAAGACCAGAATCCGCAGGGAGAGCAACGGCACTAAAGCAAGAATATGAGTTTCAGTTTCAATTGGCGGCTGGTGAGGATGAAGAAACAGCGTCAATTAAGTTTGTTCCCTTTAACACGTTTGCTTTAGGTGGGTGATGTCATACGCTGCTGGTAAATATGCTTTTGGGTTCTGCGACAAGACAGGGTTTAGGTATCCACTTAAAGATCTTGTTCCAGAGTTTAAAAATGGTGTGAAGACAGGATTTCTTGTCGGAAAAGATGTGGTGGATCCTGATCAGCCGCAAAACTTTCTGGGGCGCGTAAAAATATTTGACCCTCAGTCTCTGCAGAATCCAAGACCAGATACATCCGAACAGGAGAGCAGAGGGTTATTTGGCTTTAATCCTGTGTGGAATGATGCTCAGTACATGACAGCGCAAGTTGGAAGTGTTAATATATCTATATCGTAGGAGATATAACTATGAAAAAGAAACCTATAGCTATGAAAAAAGGTGGCGCACCTAAAACAAGCTTGCGCCCTAAAGCCAGACCTCTTTCTGAAAAAGAAAAAGAAAGGAAAAAAATTGATTCAGACATGAGGCGCTTGAGGCAGAAGACTGCTATGGCGCACGGTCTTGATGACTACGGCAGGGGCAAAGCCGCATCACAAGGTAAGTTGAAAAATAAACCCGCAGAAGAAGGTGAATCTTTCTTATTTACGCTGCCTGAAGAACAAAAGAAAATGGGTGGCGGCAAAATGCACCGTATGCCAGATGGTAGTATGATGGCTGGGGCTTCCCACGGCATGAACTATGGTGGTAAGGTAAAGAAAATGAAGTATGGCGGTAAGTGTCGCGGAATGGGTGCGGCAACTCGCGGTGGCAACTTTAGTAAAGATGGATAAGTTCAAATGAACTATTCTCAGCTAGTACAGGCAGTGAAAGATTACACTGAGAATACGGAGACAACCTTCGTAAACAACATTGACGTTTTTATTCAGCAAGCGGAAGAGCGGATAAATAGAGACGTTCAAATACCTGAACTTAGAAAGAATGCAACTGGGAATACCTCTGCAAGTGTTCCTTATCTAGGAAGACCGTCTGACTTCTTATCTACTTTCTCTTTGGCTGTAATTGATGGCAGCAACAACTATACATATCTCCTTGAAAAAGAAGTAAACTTTATAAGAGAGGCGTACCCTAGCCAGTCAACTACTGGACTACCAAAGTATTATGGTATGTTTGATGGGGATACGTCTTCTTCAAGTGGGAATTTTATATTGGGTCCGACCCCAGATGCTGCCTATAGTGTAGAAATACACTACTATTACGATCCACCCTCTATCGTCACTTCATCCACTTCTTGGTTAGGTGACAATGCGGAAACCGCACTTCTTTACGGCACCCTTTATGAGGCGTATACTTTTATGAAGGGGGAGCCAGACATTTTGCAAAATTATTTGCAAAGGTATCAAAGTGCTTTAATAAATATGGCGTCTCTTGGTGTAATGATTAAGAGTGACACGTATAGAGAGGATGCTGCATAATGGCTATTACACAAGCAACATGTACCTCGTTTAAGCAAGAATTGCTTGAGGCTGTTCACGATTTTACATCTCATGTCTTTAAGATTGCGCTGTATAGCGATTCAGCAACACTAGGGGCTGGTACTACAGTTTACTCTACAGACAATGAGATAGAAAACACATCAGGCACCGCATATACTGCTGGTGGCAAAGCACTAACCACTATAGCGCCAACATCATCAGGAACGGTTGCGTTTGTGGATTTCGACAATATCAGTTGGACAAGTGCTTCGTTTACCGCCCGTGGTGCGCTGATATATAATTCTTCCGCTTCCAATAAAGCTGTGGCTGTGTTAGACTTCGGAAGTAATCGCGTAGTCTCCGATGATACATTTGAGGTTCAGTTCCCCGTATCTTCTGCTACAACTGCTGTAATTAGAATAACATAGGAGTTTACTTATGGCTAGTTTTACAAAGGTAAACGATTTTGTCGTGAACCTCGCAAATGCAATGGACTTAGACGCAGACACGTTGGTTGTGGCTTTGTCGAACACAGACCCAACAGCGGGTACGAATGTGGTAAGTGATGGAAATGGAGTGCTGGCTAACATTTCTCAAATTAGCTACACAAACCTATCCTCTCGCACATTGGCAAACGTAACATCAACACAGACTTCTGGTACTTATAAGCTTTCTGCGGATGATTTGACGCTTACTGCATCAGGTGGTTCGGTTGCTGCTTTCCGTTACATCGTTATTTATGATGACTCTGTAACATCACCTGCAGATCCTGTAATTGGGTATTACGACTACGGCACGTCTCTTACTCTTAATGATGGTGACACGTTTACAATTGACATAGGCGCAAACGGTATCCTGACACTCACATAAGGTTAGTTCGTCGTGGCAAAGCTTTTCAATAGAGCAAAAATGACGACTGCCAGTACGGGGACTGGCACCGTTGTTTTAGGTAGTGCAGCTACAGGTTTCCAAACCTTTGCTGCTGCAGGGGTAAGTAATGGTGACGTTGTTCAATACGTCATCGAAGAAGGTGCTAATTTTGAAATCGGCACTGGTACTTATACATCTGCCTCTACGTCTCTAACGCGCTCTCCAACGGAAAGCAGTAGTGGTGGTAGTGCGATTAACCTCGCAGGGGATGCCACTGTTTCGATTGTGTCCGTAGCTGTAGACTTCACTAGAATACAGAATGCGGGAACCACCAAGGTGGAAGCCACGGCTACAGGTGCAACTGTCACAGGTAATCTTGCGGTTACTGGTACGGTAGACGGTAGGGATGTCGCGGGAGATGGTGCAAAGCTAGATGGTATAGAGAGTAGTGCAGATGTTACCGACAGTACAAATGTAGGCTCTTCTCTTACTGACTTTCCCACAGATACAGACGCAGCAAGTACCGACCTTATTCCTGTTTATGATACGACTGCGGCTCGTTGGGAAAAGCAAACCATTGCCAATGCTGCTTTAGTTGGTCCGACAGGACCTACAGGACCCACAGGTCCCACTGGCCCTACAGGCCCTACAGGTCCACAGGGTCAGAAGGGCGAAAAGGGACAGAAGGGCGAAAAGGGTCAAAAAGGTGAGATCGGTGCAACGGGTCCCACAGGGCCAACTGGTCCTACGGGTCCTACAGGCCCTACTGGCCCACAGGGTCAAAAAGGTGAGAAAGGCGAGAAGGGTCAAAAGGGAGACACGGGCGCTACTGGTGCAACGGGTCCCACAGGCCAAAAAGGTGAGAAGGGTCAAAAAGGGGATACAGGTGCTACGGGACCTACTGGTCCTACTGGACCACAAGGCCAAAAAGGTGAGAAGGGACAAAAGGGGGACACTGGTCCTACGGGACCTACGGGTCCGACTGGACCACAAGGTCAGAAAGGTGAGAAGGGCCAAAAAGGCGATACTGGATCTACAGGTCCCACAGGTCCGAACA